AGGAGTCCACCTGCCATGGTAAAGATTCCGAGTGCCGCTCCTAACAAGACAATTGCTTTAGTTAATCCTGGGTGAGCATCCATCCATTCTTTCATCCCAAAGACTAATTTTCCAACCCCCTCTACGATATTTTGGATTATTGGGATCAAAACATCCCCGATAGTGACTGCGATAACGTTGAAACTCTTCTTCAACTGTTCTATTTTGAACCCCAGGGTAGCAGATTGTTTAGCAAAGGCATCTTGGGTTAAGCCTGCAGAATTTAACATTAGGGCATAGTCTTCTGCATATCCTTCAACATCTCCTAAGGCTGCAGCCATACCCTTTAAACCCCTGATATTAGGGAATATTGCAGCGAGTTGTTCTGCTGTAGCATCTTTAAGTTTATCCATTACGCCAGTCATACCAATAGTTTTCAAGGTAGTAGTACTTAATTCAAGCCCAAATTCCGCGGCAGCGTCTCTCGCATCATTAGTCGGTTTTAAGAAGGCCCGCAAGACCCCGTTGATAGAAGTCATGGCCTCATCGGTCCTGATACCAGCCCTGGTTAAGGTCGCTATCATCGACCCTAAATCTTCGAAGCTCAAACCAGCTGTAGAAGCCATTGCTGCACTTTTACCGATTGCTGGGGCTAATTCTGCAAATGTAGTCTTACCCCTCTTGACTGTGGCAAATAAAATGTCAGAAACTTTCCCAGCATCATCAGCGGACATCCCGTAAGAATTTAAGACGGTGGTGATGGCATCAGCAGCTACTCCAGTATCAGTGATTCCGGCAGTTGCCGCCTTGGCCGCAACCCCTAAAACATCGAGGGCTTCTGTTGGGGGGATTGAAGCTGACAAGATATCATACAAACCTTTGGATAGGGTATCGGTAGATTCACCGAAGGCCACAGACATATCCAAAAGACCTTTTTTGTACTGGGGCATAATCTTCATGGCAGATTTATCTAACATGGTAGAGACTTGGGCCAGTTGTTTTTGGAAACCAATCGCACTTTTAACGGTCAAAGCAAAGGCCGCAGTGATGGCTGCCCCTGCGATAACCATACCTGTCCCCAAGGTCTTCATCTGGGCCCTCATCTGTTCGGTAGTCTTTTTTGTTACAGTTCTAGCTTTACCGAGGGCCTTTTCTAGCGGTACAGTATCCGCTCCAATTTTTACATATACTTCTCCTAATTCCATGTATTATCACCTAATACCTTTTAGGAACCCGTAGACCTTTCTTCTTAGCCCTATCTACTAGTTCCTGATTACTGTATTTTTTATCCCCTTTCTGTCCTCCCTGTACCATCTTTTCTATCTCTGCGATATTGTACATATATTTATGAAATTGGTATACACTCAAATCGTTAATTTCTTTAGGTCCTAAAGAAGGATAAAACCGGGACAAAAGGGCAAAAGCGAGGTTCCAACTTACCGCTTTACCTTCTCCGCCCTTAGAATAGGGTTTTTTACCTTACCACCAAGCTTCATCAAGACTTCAGATACTTCTCCGATATTATCTAAATCGATTAACTTATCTACGTCTTCTAATGTCAACCCTTTCTGTCCTTTTTTCAAGGCCTTCCACAGCAAAAAGCAGACCCCGTCCATAGTCCCCATCTCCCTCGTTTCGTCTATGGAGGAATCTAGGGTTCTAGAGATCAGTTCTATCCTCTCTTTGGGCTCTTTTACGGTATCTTGGATCAGTTTTATCTTCTCCCCTTTGCAATACTGCCTAAAATCTGCCAAGTCCCGGATAGTCAAGACCCCAAGTTTATATTCATTTCCTTTAATCGAAAATGTTATCCCACTCTTAGAGATATCTTCTAATTTATCAGCCATAATAGCCTCCTTATTATTCCTTAATCCATTGAGCTGTACTTTAAGTACTGATCCCACAACTCCAAGGGTCAGTCTGGGTTTTAAGTGTCAAAGACCTATCACCTTGGAAACTAATACTCTGGGTAATCAATGCATCTACCGGGGTAGTCATATCAAGACCGGTAACTACGGTATCACCCTTCCAATATTGGGACTTATCTGTAGAATAGGGACTAGCTACATACTCAGTGAATAGTCTTATTTCTACGGGTTCTCCAACCCAATCATCCAGTCCAACACCTGTTGTAAAGAAATGGCTCTCCGCCGTAGCTGTCCAACCGGTTATCCCCGGAATATATTCTCTAAAGTCGCCTGTAGTATCGAAACTGGTAATTTCCAGTGTATCTCCAGTATAACTCAAAGACCAGTTATAAAATCCAATTACTTCAACACCAGGTTCTGCTTCAACAAATCTTACTGCTCCAGCTTCTCCAGTTGACTTTTGTACTGCTTCACTAACAGTTAATGTGTCAGTGGTTGCTGTCACTATGGTAAATATTCTGTTATTTGCTGTTGTTGAAACTGAAGTGGAACCAACTGCATAAACACACCCTGAAGTCGTAACTAACATTCCGGCAGTATAACCTAGGGCTTCAAAATTTACTTTACTGCCACTTGAAATTATTGTCTTTCCTGTACTGAACCATATATTTCCAGCCGTTGAACTATTATCCAGCCCTTCATTCCAATAAACAGCTCCATTTTCTCCGCTTTTCTCTGCCATATAAAATCACCTCTCTTCTTAAGTACTAGTACCTAATGCTCCAGTCCCTTGAAAAGTATAAGTTTGGGTAATTATGCCATCTACTGGAGTGCTAATATCTTCTCCAGTAATTATTACATTGCCCTTAAAACCATCATTGGCACTTGTTGACATTAACATAGACAAACTTGTATAGGTAGTCCCAGGTGCAAATGTGTTACCTGTAGAATAATAACAATCAAAACTACCGCTCCAACTGGTTATCCCCGGTATATAAGTCCTTAATCCTGAGTCATCAAAGTCAGTCGTTTCAAGTGCATCACCAACATAACTCAAGGTCCAGTTGTGTACTGAAGTCTCACCATTTGTAAATCTAATACACCCACCTTCTCCACTTACCTCTGCCATATTTTCTCACCTCTCTTTCTTATGCTGTGCTAGCCGCCAATGCTCCATTTCCTTGGAAGCTATAAGTTTGAGTGACTATACCATCTATTGGAGTGCTAATATCCATTCCGGTAATCACTATGTCACCTTTAAAACCTACCGTAGCACCTGTTGACATCTTCAAAACTATACTTCCAGCCGTGCCTGGAGCTTTAAGATTAGCTGCATCATAATAACAATCATAACTACCACTCCAACCGGTTATCCCTGGTATATAACTCCTGCCACCCGAAGAATCATCAAAGTCAGTAGTCTCCAGTGCATCACCAACATAACTCAAGGTCCAGTTGTGTACGGCAGTATCTCCACAACTCATAGTAACGTCTCCGTCTTTCCCGCTTAATTCCGCCATTTAGATCACCTTCCTTCCTTTTTTTTAGAATTCTTTCCCCTCCGGTAATATCATATAATTCCTCGATACAAATATATTCCTATCCTCTTTTGGTATCAAAGTAGCTAATCCATTTTGTGGCACTTTTTTCCGGAATCCGGGGAAGTTCCCTTCTTGTTTAGTTTTCATTACATAACTTTCTTTGGTGTTCTTAACCGGGATCCCCTTCCCCATGGCCACCCCACACCAGAATTCCATAGTACCTTTTTCATTTATAAGGTATTCAATATCTGCATCGGGTCGCATATCTACTCCGTACATATCAATCGTTTTAGGGTCCTGTAGGATCGCTGTAGCCATCATCCAAGCAATCACATTTAAGAAGAACCCCACCTTGAATTCCTCTAATATTTCCAAGACAGGTATCTGTGTACTATTTACCAGTGGTTTATACACCCCGATAGTATAAATCGGCATACCTATTTTGTTTAAGTTTTCGAATAGGTTCATATCATCATGGAAAAAACAACCCCTGGGGTCATGTCCGAAAAACAATCTGTCTACGGCGTGGTCCCGGTAGATTACATTCGACCCCCAGATTTCTATCCCTTCATTCCCGGGGACTAAATCGGGGCACTGGTACCAACTCGGTCCCTGTGCTAATATGATTATCTTGTCAAGTCCTTTTACAAATTCGATACTCTTTTGCATCTTTAACCTCCTTTAAAGGGTATGTGCAACCTTCACAATTTTATACTTTAAGGCACTTTTAACCTTCCCCCATTCATATACCGGGTCAAGTTTTAATGTAGGACTCTGTTTACCTATTTTTGCCACCATCCCATAATAGTTCCCCCTACCTTTCCTCCGCATCAGAGTAGAACCCTTACTTAAATGGAATTGGATCTTCCTCCCTATTGCCATCCCCAGCCAGAATTCTAAACACCCCTTTTCGTTCTGCATATATTCCCTTCCAGTGCCGAAATCCATATCAACCCCGAATAAATACAGGTTCTTAGGCCTTTGCATAATGGCCAGTGCCAGCATATAAGAGGGGTTAGTCAAGAAATAAGCTATATTAAATTCCTTAATGACTTCCTCCATGGGATATTGGATATTATTTTTTAGGTCGGTATATTTACCTAAGGTGTATATTGGGAAACCTTTTTCGTTTACCTCTTCGATTATTTTAGTTTTCCGGTTAAATTCGGTAACATAGACATCGTGCATTATAAACAACCTGTCAACTTCCCTGGCCTTATAGATATTATTACACCCCCAGTATTCTGACTTTTCAGGTTTCTTTACTGGACAGTACCCCAAAGATTGCCCCCTACCTAAGATAAAGATATTGTCTAAACCCTTTACAAGTTCCATCTTATATACTTTTTTTGGCTCTTCTTTTTTAGTCTCTTTTGTAGTTTCCTTTTTAATTACTTCCTTTGGTCCTTCTTTGGTTTCCTCCTTAATTCTTCTTTAATTACTCCCTCTGGCTCTTTCTTGATTTCTACTTTAGTCTCTTCCATAGTAAACTCCTTTTTCTAAGTACTAGATTTTTGCACTTCAACCCTATATTGGATAAAATAATTC